ATGATGTTTACACGCTTAACGGAATAAAGACGCGTTGCAAGAAGATGAAAATGAAAGGCAAATTGAATGCAGTTTACATTGATTATCTTCAATTGATAAACCATAAGGTGAGTGCTGGACGTTCAAAGGAGCAAGAGGTGAGTGAAGTATCTAGGGCATTGAAAATGATGGCTAAAGATTTAGATGTTCCTGTTGTATGTTTATCCCAACTTAGCAGAGCAGTTGAATCGAGAGGTGGAACACACAAGCCAATGCTGTCAGACCTTCGGGATTCTGGAGCAATAGAACAGGACGCAGACATAGTTGAGTTCATATTTAGACCAGAATACTACGAGAAAGAAGACACTTCACTTTTTGGCGTTGCCTATGTGATAGTTGCTAAAAATAGAAACGGTGCTTGCGGAGACATTGAAATGAAATTCAGACACGAATGCACAAGGTTTGAAAACGTTGGGCAACACGTAGAACCGATTGAAGTACAACAAAGAAGCGTAATGAAACCTTCTACAAGCTTTACAGATTTAGATTCACACCCATTTTAAGCATGGCACGACCAAGACACATAGGACAGATAATAAATGAGATGTTCGGAGTTGGAAACAAGTATCACAACTATCTTGCATCTCCAGAGTGGCAACGTAAGCGAACAAGGATACTGCAACAGCGCGGAACTAAATGTGAGGTTTGCGGAATCAAACACCGTTTACAGGTTCATCATTTGACATACGAACGAATCTACAAAGAATTGGATTCTGATTTAAAGGTGTTGTGCTGGGCTTGCCACGAACGGGAACATGGAATACGATAGCAAATGAATCAATCAACCAAGACCATAAAAGGAATATCAAAAGGCAAACGCAAGGCATTGCAGATAGTTGAATTGCTGAAAGTTGAAGGAATCGAAGCAATAACAGAACATCGTTTTGCGGCTGAATTAGTAGGAGGTACGGGTAAAGGATTGCGGCAACGGCTAAAGGATGCCAACCTGAAGGATTGGCGGTTTGACATTGCCATACTTGACCATAAGATTGCAATTGAGTTGGATGGTGCGGTCTTTACGTCTGGCCGACATTCAAGAGGCTTGGGTGTAATCTCAGACATGGACAAGATAAACGCTGCAACGGTTAACGGATGGAACGTTCTGAGATTCACGCACACACACCACAAGCATAGCGAGATTGTTAAAATGGTAAAATGTCTTACGGATGACATTACCAACGGAACGAACGAACTAGATTAGCGGAATAACGAACGGAATGAGAACAGAATCAAATAATAAACTGACAAACCCCGATAAAAAGTCAAGCAATAAACTGACTAAAGGTGATTTCATTATTTGCGAAACTTGCGAAGAACCGTGTTGGGAGTTTCTTGGAAAGATAGACGATACTGGGTTTAATCGCTACAAGCGTTTAGAGTGTGGTTGTGATTATGAACAAATTAGGATTTATGGAACTCGCCTTGAGTGGCGCGAGTAATTCAGTTAGAAACATAAAACAAATGAGAATTAAAGCACAACATAAGGACGAACAAGTGTCAGGCGAATACGCTGGGTTCTATGACTTTTGCGATGATATGGGATGGGAACGGTTCACGCCTACCAATGCAGATTTCATTCACTTAGGCTGGCGCGTGTCAATCGAACATGAAATAGGCGATAATGTTTGGCTACCGTATAACCGTATTGAGTTGCAGTCTTCGCCACAAAGGATAGCTAAGATGAGACAAAGGTACACGGATAGCTTACGACCGTTTAACAAAGCGTGTAAGGGATGCCAATACATTGATGGTAATACGTGCTTGATTGGAGACTTTAAGGTCAAGCAAAACGGAGGTTGTATTAAATTCACTGAGAGATGAACTTACTAAAAGCATACGTTATCTTCTGCCTACTTTGCCCAATGTTTAACTTGGAGCAAGAACAGCCGATTGAACAAGAGATTGAAGATGTCGCTTTTTGGTGCGATTGCGGGGCTGCTATTCGATGGGATGAGGTTATACGCAAAGAGATATAAAACGACTTTGAAGGCTAAAATTATACGCAAACAGATATACTAATCCCTAACCAAATACTCAATAAGATGAAAAAACTATTACTATTACTGCTAATCACGGCAACAGGCTGCACTACACTAACCGAGAAGGATGAGGTAGGCTGCACGTGCAACGAGATTAAGGACAAGAAGATTGTCGCGCACGAATACCCTACCCTTTATTGGGAGTGGAAGCTATACGTTGACTATTGTCAAGGGTCTACGCAATGGGTGAACGTTCAGCAAGGAACATACAACAGCCTAAACAGGGGCGATTGCTACCCATGAAAATAGGAATAGTAAGTAAGAACGACTCTGGAGTTGATTACCATAGGCTGCTTAAACCATTCAACGGAACAATAACCCTTCAAAACGATTAACCATGAACACACTACTAGCATTGACACTCATTGCATCGGCCTACGGGTTCGTTGTAACTATTCTGTTACTAAACCAAAAGGCACGAAGAAAACAGGCTGAAGTACAGCTTAAAGTTTCGCGCAAATACAAAGAGAATGCAGAGAACGACCGCGACCAACTAGCACAAGCGTTGAAGGAAACGCAAGCGAAACTTGATAGCATCAAAGTAAGACGCGACCCTAAGACAGGGCGAATGGTATCAGCTAAAAGGAAATGACCATAACGGAATACCTAAAGGCATTGCACGAAGATTGGTTGTTCATACTAAGCGATAATAAACCGATTACAGGATGGGTGCATAGACCCGATGGTATTTGGTGGCATGGAAACGGGAACATCAAACCGAAGAACTGGAGCAAGATGTTTGAAGACGCTAAGAAACTAGCACCTATTGAGATTGAGAAACCAAAGCAATTGAGGCTGTTTGACTAACGCTGTGAGGGAATCAGCTAGATCAAAATCCCAACAATCAAACGCTACTGTGAAGGATGGCGCAGTAGCAGATTAAGCCTCGTTAATTCGGGGCTTTTTTGTACCTTTGATAACTAAAGTATTAGTTTTGAAAATAACACAACTTAAAGGAAACCCAACAAACCCAAGAATAATCAAAGACGACAAGTTTAAAAAGCTTGTTGAATCATTGCGTTCGTTCCCAGAGATGATGGAGAAACGCCCGATGGTATGCGTTACTGATGTAGATGGTAAACTGTTTCCGCTTGGTGGGAATATGCGCTTACGTGCTATTCAAGAACTCGGAATGAAAGATATACCCGATACATGGGTAATGCTTGCAGACGATTGGACGGAAGAGAAACGCAAGGAGTTTACAATTAAGGACAACGCTTCTTTCGGTGAGTGGAACTGGGATGACTTGGCAAATGAGTGGGATAGTGATTTGCTTAGTGATTGGGGAGTGGATGTGCCTGTGTTTGGAGAAGATTCTGAATTAAATGATTTAAGTGAGCAGATGCAGCCGACATTTAGAATTGAAATATCTTGTCATGATGAAGAACACCAAGAGAAAATGTACAACAAATTAATTGCAGAAGGTTACGAATGCCGACTTTTGACATTATAAGGAAATCAAAACCAACAAAAACATTTCGTGTTGCTTCTGTTATTGGCAAATTTGATTTGCAAAACGAGCAGATACAAGAACGATTTGTTGGAAACATTGATATTGATTCAGATTGGCAGATTGGTTTGATTGTTGGCAATAGCGGAACAGGCAAAACAACCATAGCAAAACAGTTGTTTCCCGAATCTTACATAACACATTTTGAATACAAAGAAGATTGCGTTATTGATGATATGCCGACTGATAAATCAGTTGATGAAATAACAAAAGCATTTAATGCGGTTGGATTCAGTAGCCCTCCAAGTTGGTTAAAACCATATTCAGTTTTGAGCAATGGAGAAAAAATGAGATGTGATTTGGCTCGTGCTATTCTTTCAGATTCTGATTTATTTGTGTTCGATGAATTTACAAGCGTTGTTGATAGAACCGTTGCGCAAATAGGTTCTTCAGCTATGCAGAAAGCAATACGAAAGACGGATAAAAGGTTCATTGCTGTTACTTGTCATTATGATGTAAAGGATTGGTTATTGCCCGATTGGATTTTTGATACAAATTCAATGACCTTTCAATCTCTTGAAGGGCAAAAAAAAAATAGACCAGACATTAAATTTGAGATATTCAACATCTCAGATAAAAGCACATGGAAAATGTTTGCTAAGTACCATTATTTAAGTCATTCGCATAATAACGCTGCAAGTGTATTTGTAGCAACTGTGAACGACAAAATAGCTGGATTTATAAGTGTATTGCATTTTCCACACCCAAAGTCAAAGAATATCAAGAAGGTGCATAGATTGGTTGTGTTACCTGATTTTCAAGGAATAGGAATTGGAATAATGTTATTGAATAAGATTGGCGAACTTTACAAAAAACAGAATCAAAGGTATACTATCGTTACAAGCGCACCATCTTTGATTAACACATTAAAGAAATCAAATCTATGGGCTCTAACTAGTGTTGGAAGAAAAACAGCTCATTCAGGAATAAAGACAAAATCAACGAGTGAAAATAGAGTTACCGCATCATTTGAAATGAAATAAAAACAGCCGATTAACAGCCGTGAGTAATAACAACCCAATACCTAACAACAAGCCGTTCAAGAAAGGACAATCGGGCAATCCGAAAGGAAGGCCGAAGAAGATACCTGAGCTTGATAAATTACTCGCTGATGTATTGGGAGAAGAGAAGAACGGTTTAACAGCAGCAGAAGCGATATTAAAGGCGTTATTGATGAAAGCCACAAAGGGCGATGTAAGGGCTGCGGAAGTTTTACTTGATAGAGCTTACGGAAAATCTAAACAATCAATCGACCACACAACGGACGGAGAAAAGATAAACGTGCCGATAATCAACGTACATAGTGAGCATTGACCTATCGAAGAAACAATCCAAAGCGTGGCATCTGCTCGAATCTAAACCTAATGTTTCAGAGGTTTTCTTTGGAGGCGCGGCTGGTGGCGGGAAAAGTTGGTTCGGTTGTGTTTGGCATATTGCAAGACGTATGCGTTATGCTGGCAGCCGTGGTGTAATAGGACGGGCAAAGCTTTCAGCATTAGAACAATCAACGTTGGTTACACTT